GCCAGCTCCTGGACCTTGCGGTGGGGAACCGGCGCTTTGATCTGACATTCCTGGCATCGATGGTGTAGCCATTGTTCCTCCGTTCAGGGGTTAATGACTACTTGATGGCCAGCTTGTGAGCGGTACGCTTTGCACGAGCCTTGACGCCGCGAGCTTTCTTCGAGGCAACTTTCTTTACATGGGCAGCTTTTGCGACACGATGCTTCATGGTGATTCTCCTTTGCGTGGTTTATGTTAACCAAAAAGAAACGGCAACTCTACCAGCCGTTTCCAGCTAGGAGTCGCCGCTTATATCGCCGCAAAGGTGATGGCGCGTGCTCTAATTCTTTCTAAACATACAAATAATCAAACGATTTGTCAAGTCTTTTCTGCAATTTATTTAACCGCAGAATTTTTCTTTTTAAATCTCCTTGGTCTCTACGTTCAATATCTGACGAATTTCTTCACTCTTTCCCTCTGGCACCTTGGTATTTTGCTCGATATTGATCCCCTGGACGTATCCTTGATTATACAAAACCACCATTTTACCGTTCGTCTTGGTCGCCCGCATGATTTCGTCAACGTCTGAGACGTTCGCTGGGAGAGTAATGCTTGCTTCTGTCCTAAGAAAATCCCGCTGTACCTTAATTTCGATTGCCATTCTGTCTCCTAACCAGTTTATTTTCTTCCAGTTACGATTCTTTCACGATGGTCCTGGGAGCGCCACCAGCCTTACCCTTTTGGGCAAGTTTTGGCGCTTTTTGTGCGCTTGGGGGTCTTCCACCAGCGTGTTGTCCACCAGCCCCCTTACCGCCCCCTTGCTGCTGTTCGTTTTCCAAAATTGACGGATCAATGCCCATATCCTTCAATTCCTTCATTAATTCAATCTTGGCGAAAATCTTTCTCTTCTCCAGTTCTATTTCTTCCTTGAAGCTCTTATCGATTTCTCCTTGCGCGTTAGGAATATCCAAACGCTCAAAAACAGTGAGCCACGACAGAGGTGCTCCACCGCGTTTAAGCTGTAGATATAACATTTGCTGCTGCATGGCCGTAATCCTGAGCAGCGTACTCGGCACGGAAACAAGTCTTAATTTCCCTACAAAGAATTTTGCTCTCGTCAAACGGTCGTACATCGATGGCGATGTGGGGTACAACCCTTTATTCATTTCATCCGGCAAATGGCTAGGAACCATGTCGTCAGGATTGTAGTCAAACATCTCCTTGGCAATATTGTCTGGACCTACGTATTCGATCAGCCTCGCCGCATCAAACCATTGTGGAATCAGATACTTCATCCTCTCGCCTACGCGCTTGTTGGCCTTCTCAATGCGCATGGCAATTCCTTTGGCAATAGGACCGATGGACTCCAGCATCTTGTCGGCTGTATCGTTAGCGATATTCATTTTTATGTTCGCTAAATTTCCAACGTCATTTAATCCTAGCTGTGCGAGGAGAGACTCTTTCAGGTACTTCAGGAATGTCCAGTTCTCGCCTCCAACCATCACTTCTTCAGGCAATAATGATTGGAAACTCTTCTTCGGTTCTCCACCTGCTAATCCTAAGCGCACATCCTCTTCAAATATGTCGAAGTGTTCAATCTTTGGACCGCCGTTGGTATCGAGGTCATAGCCCATAGGAGGATTGAGCCGTGCCGTAAGAACCTGATCGATCTTCCTCTCATGCTTGCGAATCGTTGTCTCGATGGACGCTACAGCCCCTACCAGTGACCTTCCTGACGGTTCCCAAGGAACGTCATCTACCGTGTATTGAATGATCGGAATTTCAGGGTCCCAATCGAAGGCAGGACCGTCATACATCGGTCTGCTCAGCCCGTTCGATGAAATGATGAGGCGAAGGTTTGGATATACCCTGCAATCCTCCACCATCGCTGGACGCATATAAGGCTGTCCGTTTCTGAATCCACCAAATATGTCCTTGCCCAAATAAGGAACGCGGTAGAACCACGTCGTTCCTGGATCGCCCATAGGAAGTTCATAACCAGTTGTGTTGATCCTCAAATCCCGAATAAAGGTATAGCGGATTTCCGTGTAGAGGTTGCCAAAAGACTTTCCTGCATCCTGCAAGTCTCCGTATCTCCACGTTGCCGCAAAGTCCTGACGCTTTGCCTGAATCAGAGATTTGTAATTATTCATGCCAACGGTTTGAAGTTGACCTTGAAATAATGGGAATCTCCCATGCGCCTCCGCAATCGGCATATAATCGTAAATTGTGCAAGCATAACAATCCTGAATATCGTTCGTCCTTGAAGGTACTTGAGTCGGCATCACATCTAAAAGTCCTAGTGCGTCAAAACTCATTTCTCTTGGGCCAAAACCATACTGAGTTGCACGGACTTTTGGCCATAAGAATCCAATTCCCATTACGGTCGCATATTGCAGAACTTTTAAGATTTGGTAAGGAAAATCGGATTCTAAATAAACGCATTTGCTTACTTTGGTCAGCATCTCTGCCATTTTTTTATAATTAGGCAGGTCGGAGCCATACGCAGCAATTTCTCGAACTTCAGACAAAGTATTGCAAAATTTAGTTACGGCGTACCTTAATTCATTTGTGATTAAATTAGACTTCGACTTGTCTTTAAATAAACCATTGAAAACACGTAAGTTAGAGGCAAGATTCTTGTAGCTGTCTTGGCCGCTTAACCAACCCTCAGCCTCTTGAATTTGCTCCTCAACCCAGCCGATTTTTTTGCTTGGTGATGATTCAAAGGGAGGCACCTGCCACATTACCGTTTCAGTATTTGGGTCAAGATACACACATACTCACGATCCTCCCGGTGCGCGGTGCATCCTCAGATGCAACTAACGTGCATCATAAAACAAATCTCGTCAAGTGTCTAGAGAAAAAGGGAATAGCGACCCGAAAGCCGCCATATTCCTGCCACATTACGGCTTTTCCCTATTTCTTTACTTCCTTTGCCGCATCAGGTTTCGCCAAGCACACAGGATCTTTGGTTTTTGGATCAAGCTGAGGTTGAAAATTCTTTCCGCAGAAATCCGTAAGTTCTTTGACCACTCCCTGAAATTTCACTTGAGTCTGTTGAGCTTCCTGATTGGCCTGTTTCGCGGCATCGCCAGCCTGAATCATTTCGCTTTGCGCTTTGAAGAAATTAGCCTTGAGCGCATCAGAAGGAACAGGGGCGTTAAGTGTTTGGGCGGCAATCAGGAACGGGAACATAATTCCTCCCGCAAGAATGGCAATAGTGATTCCCTTCATTTTTTCTCCTTTGGATTCTGATTGGTTGGCTTCCAAGAGCATAACAGCTTCGTCTGCTTGGCCGTCCAGCGGCAGCGGTCGCGGGCCTCGTTCCGGCTCCCCTTGGTCGCCTCGATCAGCCGTTCGACCTCGCGCCCGGTGAGGTGCTTCCGGTCGCTGTCGTCCTGCCCCGTGTTTCCGGTTTTTCGCCTGTTCATCATTTTGTCGAGAGTTTCCTCTGTTGAATGCCCCTGAAACCCGCATAAACAGGGCAGGGGACTTTTCAAGTATCGACAAAATGAGTCATTTTGTCGATAGGGAAACAAAGGACTAGCCGACGGCGACTCTGTATTCTGACGACAACTCAATTGCGTGCGGTTCACTGAGGGACTTGCGAATTGCAGCCGTTGTAGACTGAACCAATGTGACGGTAGCAGGTAGGTTCTGCTTTCCGAGCAACCCCCACCGAGGCTCTATAACTACAAGGATCAGCTTAGCTCCCCCTTTTCGCTCGGCTGCGTTGCACAGTGCCGTTGCAGCATCTTCTATGGTTTCGTCTGAACGTTGAATCCGTATGCAGACAGGCTTTCCGCACCACTCTTCCTCTAAAATCGCATCGATGCCTTTATTTCGGTGGACCGGATGATAACCAAGTCCTTTTAGACACTCTAGGAGTTCTAGATCTGTTCGCACATAACTTTCACGTCCACGCTCAAGTAAGCGTGACTCCGTCTTGAAGGGGTTAGCGAGCCTTTGTTTAGCCAAATCTAATGCTTCCTGTGAGCTGTCAATTCCGATAGCACGGCGACCGAGCAAATGAGCGGCAACTAGGGTCGTTCCGCTCCCGCAAAACGGGTCAACAACGAGATCGCCTGGGTCTGTGCATAGCTCGATGATTCTCTCTATCAACAGAACAGGCTTTTGAGTGGGGTATCCAACTCGTTCTCGTGCTTTGGGGTTCAAATAAGGTATCTCCCACACATCCCCTAAAGGAACACCTCGTTTGCCACCATTCGTCACCGGATCACCGGCCTGGTCCCGCGCATAGATAGCCTTGCCACGCTCGTCTCGGACGCGTTTCTGTAGTATCTGATCGATGTTGGTTGACTCGGAATAGGAGGTTATTACGGTGTTAAATTTGAACGCCTCAGACTGCGAGTAGAAAAGAATTGTCTGATGGGATGGCATCAGCCCTTTTTTCGAATTGGACCATCTCCGAAAGCTCCAAACGATTTCCGATTGGAAGTTATCTGGCCTGAAAATCTGATCTAGCACTAGCCGCGCTATATGCCCGGCGTTCTCGTCACAGTGGAAAAATAAAGAGCCTGTGCTCTTTAAGCATCGGCGACATTCATGCAGCCGTTCGATTAGAAAATCACCATAGCCTTCACGAGAGGACCATAGGTCTTTGAACGAATAACGTGTACTGCCATCCCTCGTAGTTAGCGCATGAATCTTCTGCGTGAAAAACGGCGGATCGATGTAAAAAAGGTCAACCGAACCAGTCTCAAGCGTTTTGAGAACTGTAAGACAATCTCCGAAATGAAGCGTTTGGGATTTTTGTTTCATGCATTCCCTCGGTTCCCCTCGGCAATTCGTTCCAAAATTCCCTTCAAATCTGCGCCTGTCTGTGTGCGCACATACTCCCAAGCGGCATCACCAAAAAAATACTCGCCATTGAGGCCATGGTAAAGGGTTTCCAGCGTCTTCTGGATGCGCATCGCCTGAGAACGATTGGGATAGTAGAACATTACCCGGACAGGGTGATAACCAGCATTCGCTATAGCCTGCAAGCGAGTATGCTCCTTCGTTATGTGATCGCCATCCGTCGTGGCGTCTCGCCATTTGATCTCCACGGCACGGGTGTTTTCGACAAGACAATCGATCTCGAAGGTCTTCGGGCGCGCGCCGACCCCCGCTATCAAAGCGGAAACAGCCCCTAACTTTATAGGATTATTGAACCATGCTTCCTGTGCGGCAATCTTCATCTCATCCGGGGCGACATACTTCTTTTCGGCCATCACTTCCTCGCTTTCTTGTCAGGTGAAGTTTTGCACTCAGGAACCACGCTATTGTTCCTCTGTGCGAAGAACTCGCTAATAAGGGGATCGCTCTCACAAACATTCCCATGATTCCCGTGAGCCACCATATCAGAAACCAACATACGCTGAATTTCACGGATACAATCTCTATTTTCCAAACCTATCGTGGTGAGGTCATCAACACGGTCTGCCGCGAAAGCAGCAAATTCACACCCCGCCTGTTCGCCGTCCAGCCACTTGCCGATTCTTTCGTGTTGACGGTCAATCGAAACTGAATTCAACGCTCTTGATAAAAGACTCATCACTTCCTCGCTTTCTGGCCGCGCTCAAAGGCTTCAAGGATAGGATCGTCGCCGTGTACGAGTTCATCCCCCGATGGCGTCAATGGGTTTAACTCCCTGTTCTTTTCCTTCCCCATGAATTCCTCAAACGTGTGCTCCACTATTCTAGATTTAGGGACAAATGGCTCCTTGTTTATCGGGACTCCGCTCAATCCGTTGGCTAAATCGTCTGGATTCTTCCAGATATACTCTTTCACTGGACCATCCTTCGGGTTGTCTGCCCCCCAACATTCCACTTTCGGCACCGGGGCATACGCCATCACCTTGCGCAACTCCATAAGCCGCTCAGGTAGATCATCCCATTTCCCGGTAGCCCATGCGTCAAGCATCTGGTCTCTTGCCTCTTGCTGACACTCTTCCCGCGTCAGCCCCGCATACCGCTTCTCAAATCCTGTGCTCATAGACCTAACCCCATTCCCGAACAATAGAACTGCGCACTCAATCCTGCTGAAAACATCTCATTCCAAAAGGAATATGGTCCTACGGCCTCAATCTGCGCTCGAACCTCTGGAGGGTAAGACTCCAGTTTCTCCCTGCCTATCCCCGTGAGACGCCATTTGAGTCCAATGATATTGGTTTCAAGAGGAATATTCTCTCGTGTCGTCACTGTAGGTGTTTCCCACGCCTCCCGCCAGACCTGAATCAGAATTCCTCGCGGCGGTTGCCGGTACGACCAGTCCATCCAGCTTTCATCGCTCATGCACATACCCCCGGCAACACGCTTGAACTGCTCAGCTTTCCCTTCCAGTTCTCCAAACGGCGCTGCCTCTTTTGCTGCTTGCGTAATTCCCGCCGTACTCCCGGTCTTAACCTTCGCATCGCTTACCCTTCTGTTCCTGCCCTCTCCGGCAATGTGGACGAGTCGTTGAGTTCTGGGCCATCATTCTGCTCGCGGTTTATCTTTGCCTCTTGCCGAAACTTTTCCCCTTCGGCAAGCCATGGCTTGAGGCTTTCTTTGTAATCCTCTTCCACGTTCATTATCGCTTGGCGGAGGATTCCAAATATATCCCCATACGAAAGATCAGGCGTCATATCAACTTTGAAAGTCTTACCATCAGTCTCAATTCTGATAAACTTCTTCATCGCTTCCCCTTCTGTTCTTCATCTCTCAGTTTCCTAGCGAGTCCTCTGCGCGTCTGCCTCGACCGCCATGCCCAGATTGTGCTAACCCAAAAAATTCCGCCTATAAAGCCCCACAGAAAATCATGGTGCATCACTTCGCCGCCAATCTCAACAGCTTCTCAACAAACTCCTCACTCTCGACTTTCTTTCTGGCTTTTATTCCACGCTTTCTTCCCACTTGCCGTCCCGTTCCTTTGCCGGTAGTATTGTCCAACCTAATGCCAAGCCTTAATCGCGCCTCCGTCACTGAACGCTCTCCGCGCTCCAAAGCTATCGCAATCTCTCGGTTGGTCATCTGCTGAGAAGCCAGTTCCTTCAGCCGCTTGATGTCCTCATCCGTCCACGGCTTCCGCTTGCCGTAAGGACCGCGCTCATTCCCATGTTTGATCATTTTCCCTCTCCCGTTAATAAATATACGCTTTCAATCTTTCTTCCAGTTCCGCTTTGAAGTCCTCGCGCAAAAACTTAAAACAATCAGCAAACATAGGGAGAGTATGCCCTCTCCCAGCTTCTTTTGAGCAATCAATTTTAGGAATTGTGTCGTCAGGAAATTTCTGATGGTATCTTGTTTTGAATAAATGGCCCATTCGTTGGTTTATCGTAATCACTACTACATTGCCTTTATAGTCTTCGTGGATTACTTCCATTAGGGCTTCCGTCTTCCCAATCTGACGGTCTCCCATTACTCCCATTCCTTCACGAAGAGCGGCTTTCGCTTCTTCCTTATTTGTCACAAAAGCGTCTGTTCTTAGGTTTGCCATTTTTCCTCTCCCGTTTGAAGCATTGGCATCAATCAACGACTTTAACATTCTCTTTGAGTAATTGCACCGTGTTCTCGAATGCTTTCACCAAAACCTCAGTAGGAAGATTCAGTGGGTAGACCGATCCTGACCGAGCCATACCAGCCAGAACGCAATCTGCAATCATCTCCAGCACGTCAATCAGGTTCACATCGTCAGGAACTCCATCGGAGTTTATCAGGTGATGCCTGTTGATCTTGCGGTGCTTGTCCCACCATTCTGTCTGCTTGAATCCCGTCAGGAAATCGCGGTGGAAGCCGTCTAGGTCTGTGATCTTATCGAAGTCGTGCCTTATTGCCGCCATGCAAAGTTCTTTGGCAAAATACTCAAGAGCACTATCGACATCCCTGATATGCTGGTGGCTGCTAGCAAGCAAAGTTTCCTTGCTCACGTTTGCAAAATCACAAGTCCGGGTATCTGCTGTAGGACTCTTCTTTATCTGGATCATTTTCCTCTCCCGTTTGCATTATTGTACGCCTGTTTTGGCGCACTTTCAGAAATATATTTCTAGCTTAGCGGCGGCTTTCATGGCCCTCACTATGTAGATATTCTTCGCGTGTCATCTTCCTTCGGCCTTCTGCTTTATCCATCCGCTCCAAGAACCTTTCCATGTAAACTCGCCCGTATTTTGAAGTGCTGTTCGCCATCCGATGGTGGATCTCGCTCCTGATTGCCTTAGCCGCTTCTCCTTCAATTTGCTCTCGCTGATCGTCTATTTTGGCTTCCTTTCCGTGATTGTATTTCCGCAGCTTATCCGACCAAATCTCTGCCTCGTGCGCCGATGTACAAACGACTTTTTGAAATCCTTGCGTCACCGGAAAACTCTCAGGAGCACCCATGCGAATCTCTCCAGTACAGGAATTCTGATAATAGACAATCTTTCTGTCAAGCTGTGCTTTGCTAGACCATCCTTTCGGCCTCATGTCTTGCGCCATATCCGACGCGCCTTGGGTAAACCTCTGCCAGAAATACCGAATCCAGTTCTTAATTCCTGGTCCGTAGAGTGGCCAGTCCTTCGTGTAAAGAAAGTCCTTCGGCATCCAGTGGGTTACACCCTCAAGCCTGTCCTTCTCCGTTAGGAAAAACGTACCGTTATAGACGTACCATTGGCCTTCAGCGTACCAGCACGGCTCCATCTGCTCATTGGCCCACGCAATGACTCTGACCGCTTCGGCTTCAGGAAGACGCTTCTCCGCGTTAACCCATTTATTCTGAATCCTGGCGGCGATCTTCTCTTGCTTAAGCTGTCGCTTGAGGTATTCAAGCTCTGCTTTCTCTATGGAAATTCTTTCTGCTAGTGTGCTCAATCATCGCCTCCAACGGACATGGAATTAATCATGCACCGTCCTTCGTTCGGATTATTCTTTTTCTTGCTCGGAGTTGCGTAACGTCTCTGCGCTCTTGCTGACAAATCATCGTAGGTGTGTGAATTCAAATAGCTCTGCGCCGCCGCTCTCACTCTGTCGTCATACTTGTTCTTGGCGTGTTCCATCTTGTCGCGCCCACCGGAAACCACATGACGTTCCAGAGTTTTCAATTCCTCAATCAGCCACTTCGATCTTGGCAAATACCATCCACCGTTTACCGCTTCCACAAACCTGTCCATCAGAATCGGAACGCTAGTCCTGTTGGAGTACCAGCCTTCCCTATGCTTGTTTTCATCCTTGATCTTCCTTCCGTCAAGTCGCCCAGGAATGTGGTGCCAATTAAAACCCATAATCTTCAACTGGTTCTGGCAAGTATCACCCGGTCCTTCAACCTGCTCAATCGAAAACTTCACGCCTCTTGCATCTCTAGCTCTCTTGCCGTACCATGCTGCCATAGCCGCTAGGAAAGGAACACTCTGAGCGGGCGAAAAACGATTAGATGTCAGCTCGCAAGATTGGGTGTCCATTCCTAACCCCGTCGCAACCTTCGTCATGGACGCGCAGAATCGTTCCTCTTCTTCTTTGCCTAATCCATGCGCCGTATCCACTCCGCAACTATAATTTACTCCTGCCTGTGGCGGCTCGTAAACCAGCAGAATGTCGAGCGTGTTGATCTCGCTCTCTTCATCAATTGGAAGCAAAGGAACCAGTTCCCAATCATACCGCTCACCCCTATTCGACTTCCATGTGATCGGTATTCTGTCTCTGTACTTGTCAATCTGGCTCTCGTGAGGATAGAACTCTTCTCCTATCGAGTGTCCTACAATCGCATAGGCATCAAATATGTTTCTTCTTTTCCTTGCGCCATCCCCCGTTACTATGTAAATGTCGTCTTCAATCTCCATAATTGTTTCTTGATCAAAGACACTATCATGGACGCCAGTCAGTGCTTCAAAGTCGTCGGCTGGATACCTAGCAGCAAACTGCTGAAGAGAGTGCCTGTCTTTGGCCTGACGGTATTCGAACTCCCAATGCCATTGTTGTTCCAGTGGAACTCGATAATCCGATCCCATTACCTTTGACAAATAGCTAGTATTGCGAACATAAGACTCACAGCGTGTGATGTGAGTCCTAGTCGCCTCAAGTCTCCGCTCATAGAATCCTGCTGGCACAGGATGCTGTCTAAGCCAATCAGCTTGAGGATACATATCCGTGGCAAGAGGCCATGAGATGAAGACAGGACACATCCTAGCCAAGCCCAAAGGCCAATCACGTTTCTGCGATCTCCAGAAGTCAGGAAACCAGCCTACGTTACCCGATCCTGTGCTTTCAAAGACCATGAATAGATTCTTGTTTGAGTGAGTGGCAGGAAGAAGACCTTCCTCAATCACATTATGGGGATTAGGTATCAGAGCTAATTCTGAGATATGGATTAAGTTTGGGGTTTTTCCTTGGGCGATACCCTTCGGCTGCATACCAGACTCAATCGACAGACGCGAACCATTCGTAAAACTTCTTCTTGGCATCCTCGGCGGAACAAGCCAGAACGGGCACATATCATAAGCCGTGTTGAGCTTGACTTCGACCTCTTCTGACTTCTCTTTTTGTACTGAAGCCATGACAGCAAGCGTGTTTGGAATAAAAAGCATCCTATGGTCAAAATACAAAGATACGAGGGTGGTACATCCGACCTGCCGACCTTTCAAACAAATGATCTGGATACCAGCCTGTTGCTCTTCGAGGTCAGAGATTACAGAATCAAACACATCCTGAGATTTACGGTTTTTGAACTTCTTTATCTGCCCACCTTCGTCTACGACATAGGCGTAATTATCACGCCAGTATTTATAGTCAAAAGAACAGAGAATCTGCTCATTCTCAATCCATCTTCTAATTTCCGCTCTGCGCTTGTCCGTTATGGCGAAATTTAATCCGGCTATCCATGACCCTTTGGAATTGCTTTCTAGCCTTGTGAGTTTTTCAATATACTCAGTAAATTCTAATGTCTCAGCAAAGGTATGGCGCACCAATTCAAAACCGTTCTTGGCCTCAAAAAACGATATATTCTGATTTATGATCTTAGATGAATAGATGGCTATACCCCCCTTTCAGTTAATGATTGTCCTCTTGCTTTTAGGAACCCACGGCGGAATAAGATTCGTGATGCGCCGTAAAAAAGCAGAATCCTCGTCGTCTATCTGCTCCAACAAGTCTTCTATGCTGTCGAATATTTGCTGGTTGCCTATGACCATGAATCTCGCTTCCAGTGTGTCATAAAAACAGAATTCTATCGGCCATTCAGGATCGTTCTCGTCCTGAGCTATCTGCTTGCCGAGGTTGATAAATCTTATCAACTATTACCTTTCCAATAACCTCTGCCTGATCGGCACAAGGCGATCCTGCGTTTCGTTCGGCGAGGGAAACAAAGAATCAAATTCACCGTTCGTAGTCTCTTCGTAGGTCTGCACAGGGGCTGACCCATCACTCTCATCTTGCGCGGCCTTGTTGCCCCCTCCAGACGCGCCAAACCACGCTTTACCAATGAATGTATGACCGCTAGGATTCTGCTGTGCTCCTGCCATAATGTCCAAAGCAGTACGGTCCTTTTCGCCTCCTGCCATCTTGGCAAACTCCACGCGCTTCTGTGTAATCATGGGGTGATTTGAGGCTACAATGAATTTGCTCTTCGTGGCGCAGTGCTGGCTTACGGCTAGGAGTACGGAGCCAATGAGATGCTTGGTATTGACCTTGGCTGCTACTGCGATTGCTTCCCACGGTAGATGATTCCTGTCGCCGATAGGAAGAGAATCGTATTTCTTGAGGAACGCTGCTATATCTGTATCGTCCTGACAAAAACGCATTGCGCCAAGAGCAGATTTTAGTCCACCCTTGACGCAACTTTTAATCGTAGGAGTGATCTCAGGAATCGTGGCTAAGACTTCAGGCTTGACCTTCAGCCGTTCCAGTGCCTCCTCCGCCCGGTTCTTCTCCGGTGGGAGCTTCGGAACCGGCATTAGCGACTTTTTCCTTGGCTTCTTTGCCGTGGTCTCGGAGCCACCTTCGAGTTCTTTCTCCGATAAATTCTTCAGTGTCTTCGTCCTCGGCGTTGGGGTCAATGGCGTCTGCGATGGTTCGTTTCCTTGCGCCTTGATTTCGCTTGGCTCGCTCATCGTCACTTTCGACTTTGGAGACGACGGCTTGCTTTTGCTCTTTTGGCCCTGGCCAGAATCGTATTCCTGCGC